GGATGACGAACCATAACATCTTCAGGTAAAGCACCAAGACGTTTAAATAAGGTTGCTGTTATTTCTTGATACTTTTGCCAAACAGTTTTAGCATCATCTAAACCAAACATTTCACCGTGAATAGGTGATAAATCGCCTCTACCTTGTAATCTGTTTCTAATTTCATTTAAAGAAACATCGCGTTTAGCAATATCTCTACGTAAAGACTCATCAGGAAAAGCGTTCTTAACGTTAACTTCTTGTCTGGCTACCCAGTCTCTTACAGTAGTAACATCTTGACCACTGTTCAATAAATCGGTACGAAGTTTATTATTGCCTTTTACAGCAGCAACTATTTCATCAACAGTTTTACCTTCAAGGATTAAACGTGTTACTTCATCGTTTCTATATTGGCGTGAAACAACATAGGCAGCGTTCCAGTATTCTGGTGATGCTTTCTTTTTGCCAGGTGTTGATATTAATTTACCTTGAGCATCGTAAGTAGGTGGGTCAATTTTACCAAAACCTTTACTTACCAAAGTACCATCAAGTTGAATTTTTGATATAGCATTTTGTGATTGTAATTCTTTTGCAGTACGCCCAGTTGCTGATGAAGAAGTGTGAGCATACAAACCAAGGTCGCCAGCAAAAGCATCATTTATCATTAAACCATCGTGATTGTACATATTGCCAAATTTATTAACACGTGGGTTTCTTGCATACTTTGCGTCAAAATCCATTGCTTGTTGAACTTTAGTATCAACTATAGCAGATTTGTTTTTCAAATCTAGTTCTAATTTTTTAATATCATTTTTGATAGCAGTTTTTTGAGATTTTAAAGTAGCCTTAGCAAGATTCTCTTTAGCAGCATTTAATGTACTAATAATAGAGTTGACTTCTGCGCGTGCAATAATTAAATCTTTTGAAAAAACATCTTTTAGTTCAGCAAAACTAGCATAGGTTTTAGGTAAACCTAATTCTTTTTGCGCTTGACGCATTAATGCTTTTTCAGTTATGTACCTATATCTAACATCTTTAACTGTGTCTTTAAGGCTTGTTCCCATAAATTTTAAATATTCATTTGCAGAACCAAGGTACGCCATAGCACGTAAAGAACCTTCAGTTACGTTACGGATAGTGTAACCTAAACGTAGAAGAACAGATGGTTTCCAAATGTAGTTAAACATATCGTAACCTGTTGAAACTCTTGCACGTAATCCTAATTCTGTTCCACCGTTTTTAAAATGTTGTTTAGCAATTCTTTCAAATGCTTTAGCATCAACTAGTGGAATACCTTTAGCAAGTTGTGAAGATAATTGTCTAGTTGGAATGATATGTTGGTCTTCTACAACGAAACCTGTTTTACCACCTTGTTTAATGATTTCTACAAGTTCACGACGTTTTCTTGCAAGAGTGTAATAAACAACATCGCTATGTGTTGCAAGATTATCAGCAGAAACACCTGGAAGGTCACGTAAAAATTGTACTTTTTCTGCTTCTGTTAATTTAACATTTAAACCGTATTTTGCACCAATGTCTCTAAGACCTTCTTTTTCAATAAAATCAACGGCTTCTTGACGTGTTAAATCGTCAGCAGCATCCCCATATTTTTTTAATAATTTACGTTTTTTATTTGCTCCCTCTACGCTTTTCCAAGCAGGAACACTATTCATCCAAGCAAGCATTTCACCAGAAGAACCTGTTGAGTCAACACCTTTAGTTCTAACCCAACCTGAAGGTACTTCACTTCTAGAAAAAGCAACAGTTTTAATAGCAAGACCATAAGGTCCTTTTGCTGGGTATTCTTGAACAAGAATATTACTACGTTTTTCAGCACGTACTGCGCGACGTTTTTCTATTGAAGAAAACTTTGATGCACCAGTACCAAGTATTTCGTTGTAAGTTAAGTTGATAGCATTACGAATTTTTGGGTCTTCTAATGCAAGTGATTGGATTTCTTTTTCAAGTTTAAGTTTAATGTCTTTGTTTTTAGCAAGCCAAGCATTAACATCGCCACCTGCTTCGGCGACTGCTTTCATTTCAATATTTAATAAATCTAATTCGCCTGTTGCTCTATCAAGTTGTGCACCATATTTAGCAAAATTAGGGCTATTCCATATTAATTCTTTTGCTGCTTTGTCACCTGTGGCTGCTTTCATAACTGTTCTAGCAACCTCAACGGCTGCTTCTTCAGCAGAACCATATTTAGCAATAAGTGCAGGGGTGTTAAATTGTGATACGTTAATATCACTTAGTACAGAAGCAAGAAGTTCTGGGTTAGATGACCTTGATGGAATACGATGCGCTATTACTTTAGAAAAATCTGAACTATCTTGTACAGCGAATCTTAAAAATGTGTCCCAACCTTCACTTTGGTAATTAGTTTTTAAACCAAGTTTAGGGTCTAGAACACCTTCAAATTCTTTACCAAGTATTTTACCACCACGACGTGCAACTGATACTGCTTTGCCAAGTTTAGCAAGTGGGTCAGTATACCAAGTTACAGCAATATCTGTTAAACCAGTTAAAAGTCTACCAGAAAATTCGTCATAGAAAGCCTGTTTACGTTGGTCAGCATCATAAATGTCAAAAGAACCTTTGAACATTGTTGGACCAGATTCTTTACCAACTAATGATGTACCTTTTGCCGCAAGTTTTGCTGGGGAAAATAAAATATCACCAACAAGTGAACCAGATACAAAAGCCTGTCCTGGGCTTATATCTTTAGCGTATTCTCTGTAGGTTTCACCAACATCAGATAGTTGAAAACCGTCTTTATAAACAGGGTTATCTTTATCTGTTAATAATAAACCTGTACTGATGGTTCTACCGATTGGTTTTGAAACTTTTTCATAGTAGGTAGTAAAAAGATTACCTACTCCACGTGCAGTGTTGACTGCCCAATCTGAAATTAAACTCATTGATTATATTCCGTTGTTATAATTCTTATTATTTCATCGTGGTCTTCATCTGATAATGAAGGAATGTGTGCCATTCCCCAACCAATTCCAGCGTTTTCGTTACCAAGTGATTTTAAATATTTAGAAAAATTAATTGCCCAACGTGGAGTTTCCATTTATAACTCCTGTGAAGGCGATACTTGCTCTTGTTCTGGTGCAGTTACTTGTTCTGGTGCAGTTACAATTTCACCAGGTTGTGCTTTAAGGTATTTAACAAATGTTCTTAACGATTCTGGTGCATCTTCAGAGTTTGCTGCACGTTCAATCATTGGAAGATAACTAGATAGTTTTGCTAAGTCTTGTTTTTGTGGCGAATCAGGTTGACCTGTTCCAATATTTAAACCAATATCAACTGGTCCAGCACCATCACCAAAAGGCATACCAGTTTCTGGTACCTCGTTTGGTCTTTCGGTTTCGCTGGTTATAGGAACAACTGCACCCATACCACCAGTTTCCATTGCGTTAAAATCAATTTTAGGAATATTGGTTGCTTGTCCTTGCAGTTTAGCCCCTTGTTGTTGTTCTAATAATGCTTTACCTTCACCATATTTAGTTGAACCCATTTCACGCATAGGTTGTGTGGTTCTTTTAGAAATGTTTTTATCAATACGTTTAGCGTTTTTACCAACACCTGAAACAACTTCTTTAGCCATTATTGACCTGCCAGTTGTGAAAGTAATGTTCCAATGTCAGGTGTTCCTTGTGGTGCTGGAGAAGGACCCCCTGGAGGCGCTTCAACTGGGGCAGCAGGGACAGGTTGCCCGACAGGAGCAGTCATCTCAGCAGGGGGAACTTGTGGTGCTGCAGTGGGAGCAGGTACTGGTGCGAAGACTTTTTTAACAGCGTCTTCAATTTGAGTACCTTTTTGTCTCTCTTTGATTACTTCAGCAATGTTCATTACTAATGAACTTGGGTCTTGTCCCTGTGCAGATAACTGTGGTATTGCTTGTGCGAGTGCAGCCATTGAGGCATTTAAATTGTCGCGCATTTTTTGTACATCAATTGATTGTTGTTCCCCACCAACATTCATTGACCAAGGTAGTTCGCGCATAACAAAATCTCTTGATACCAAATCGGCACCTAGTGCTTGTAGTGAGAAAATTAATGCACGGCTTGGGTCAAGTCCTGACATCAAACCGTAACGTACTTGAACAGAGTAGTCTTTACGAATGTCTTTACGTGGAGAATAAGTTAATTCAAATCTTGCACCATTAGATGTTGCAACAACACTTTTTTCTTCAGGGAAAAGTTTTTCATCCATTTTAAGACATAATTTAATAACATCTTCAAATACGTCTGTTAAAATTTGTTGACCAGTTTTAACCTGGGTATCAAATGCGCCAAGAAGTGCTTGCACACCTTGTCCTGTAACAACTGATGCGTTAATAACACCTGAACGTCCTTCAGGGTATCTTGCACCAATACGCATTTCACGTTGTAAGATTTCTGCTTCTTGAAACGCAGCAGGTGGAACCTCTAAGCCTACACGGCGAATGTTCTGCGGTTGAGCAGTTCTCAATATTGCATCAGGACCAAAAGCAAACTCTTGAACATCGTTTGGTACAGCAAGTGGTGCGTTGATAGATTTCTCTGCAGCGTCCATTGCAAGTTGTGCGAAACGAGCACGAGCGATTTGTACCCACAACACGTCATCAAATTGACCGCGTGGTTCCTCATCAATGCCAGGTCTTTTGGCAACACGTACCATTACTTCACCCATTGGGTTTTCAGCACTGGTAAGAACAAGATTACCTCTGTGAGGTAAATATAAAAGGATAACGTCTTTGTCTTCATAACGAATCATTTCTAACTCGGAATAAAGGTCAACTTCATCCATTCTGTATCCGTTAAGGATTTCTCTTTCAAATTCTGGGAACTCTGTTATTAGTTCAGCAATTGTTTTAACATAACGTTTAGTGTAAGAAACAACACGACCATAACGGTCATATTCTGGGTATGCACCAAGTGGGTTTTCTACACGTATACGTGGAAGGTTGTTTTCCCAATCTGCTTCAATAACAATAGGTAGGAAACCATAAGAACCGTACCAGTCTGCGCCTTGATACATTTGTGTTTGCAGACGTGATGACTGGACGTAGTTATTTATGATTAAACCTCTGATGTCAGCAGATTTTCTGGCACGGTCAGAAGAGTTATCTGTTGTTGTACAATTAAAAGAAGGCAGTGGTGCTAGGACTTCTGAAACGTCTCTTGCTGCAACGTCAACAAAGTTTGCAACCATAGCCTTAGTTGCACCCTCTGGGAACATTTCTGGAAACACGTTAACAAGATTGCCCCTGCGTACTTCAAGAATGTCAGCCATTCTGGCATCACGGCTTTGGTATCGGCGTTTCAATGCCTCAACTTTGACCGCTATCTGTGTAATATTAAGAGTCACTAAGTTCCTTATGCGTAGAATACTTCTGCTTGTTGTTCAGCGTATGCTTCATCTAAATCAACAACTTGCCTAGTATTTAATTGTTTTTGTGAATGCCAACGACTTGTTGTGTACCGTTGACTGTAATTTTTTCTTTCCAACCATTCACGAATAACTAGTTCCGTGAACCATAAAGCCATAACCATATCTGAAGCCTGTTTCTTTTTCATATCAGGTTTCCAAATAATTAACTGGTTAATCAAAGCCTTCATTCCCTCACTTCGTTCAGTGGAAGGAAGATGAATCAGGTTTGAGTTTTTTTCGAACTTGTTTTCTCGTACAATCCCAAATAGTGGAGCCATAGATGCAACACCGAAGTCAACGTCCCACTTGTTGTTTCCAGTGAAATGCTCACGAAATTGGATTCCCCTTGAAGATAGAAAGTCTCGTATTGCCTCATCTTTCGTGAGGAATAATTGGAAGGCATTTTTCTCCGCTACTACAACGTTAGGTTGATATTTTAAAACCCATTCCTCAATCAGTTCCCTAATTTTGGCTGGGGTTGGTTCAGTCATATTAATTGCGTCAAGAATGTAGCGTTCATTGGTTTCAACATTTGCTGCCACAATAACTGCTGCTGTGGCACCAGCCATTGCAGGGTCAATGCCCATAACAATGCGAAAGTTTCCACCATCAGGATGCCCTGGTGCTTTAAAGTTTAACGGACCAATTTTTCTCATACCGTTAACACAACCAGTTATTGCAAGTGGTGGGAAAATGGAATCATCTTCAACGTCTTGTTGTTGATAAACCATTGCCCAAGTTGAGGGGGTGACTTCTGCACGTCTATTAAAGAGCGTAGGACCATCCCACTTAGGATATAATCCATCTGAATCAGGTGTGGTGTCATCGTCGCCGTCCCAAGGTCTATCGGAACGCGCCCATAAAGTCACCCAGTCTTTGGGGTCATCGTGTGTTTCTAAAACGGCTGGCATAGCCAAATAAGTAAAAGGTGATTTACCACCAGACCAATGCTCAGGGTTACGTAACTCCCTGTACAAGTCATTAGAAGCAATACGGGTACCAACAATAAGAAGTTTACCATTCTTACCAAGACGAGTAATAACTTCTTGCTGCAACCATTTGATTTGCTTTTCCCACTCGTGGGCGTTAGCACCAGTGATGCAGTCATCCAAAATAATTAAATCGGCGCGGGCACCATAAATCTGACCACCCATACCAAGGGCTTGAAGAGTAGGG